GAGCTTCATCCTCATCATCTTTTTTATCTACATCGCACCATCTATATGCTGTACCGCATATATACTGCCACTCTGCAAGTTCATTATCCAAACTAGATTTGTCTTCACTTTCCATGTATCTATTTAGCAAAGATATTTCTTTACTTATTTCTTCAATATTTTTTTCTCCCTTTTGCACATATTGAACAGGTTCTCCAAATTCACTTGACTTTTTAAATTCAACTATCTCAAAAGCATGGTTTTCTAAAACTATGTTGTTAATATCTGGTCTTACAGCTTTTGTTTTATATAGAATCGGCTGATGCCCTTTATAAAATCTATACAGATAATCTATTTCTTGAGCATTTTTATCATGCTCTTTTAAAACTTGAGGTAATATTTTCAATATGTTTTGAGCTGTTAGTTCTTTTTTTGTTAAAGATGAATAAATTATTGTTCTTCCAAACAAAACTCTTTGTTCACCTTCATAAGGAACAACAATTGAACTTGCCTCAACAGGTCTTGATGCTTCTGTTGATTCATTAGATTCTGTTGTTTCAACTTTATTTACTTCCTCTTCTAATAATTTTTCTGACATGTAATCTCCTCCATATAACGCAAAAAAATGAGCAATAAATATGGTTTCCCATAAATTTTGCTCATTTTTAAGCCATTTAATGGAGTTGAATTAGCAAGATACTGCAATCCCTCCACTACACAATATTTGTATCTTATTTTCCCCTTCGCTTAATAGCGAATACTCTCTCTTAATTTCACCGTAGCAGAATTATTTTGAATTGTCAATACACTTTTTTTGCTCTTCTTTTTTCTTTCTTAATTTTTCTGGATAATATTTAAACATCCTAGTAAGGAACTTCTTACACTCCTCTACATATATTATTGGAATCCCTTCTTTATTTTCTTGTACTCTTACTTTTTCCATGTATTCTGTTTTTACATTGCTATATCTATAAGAAATACATTTTTCATGAAATACACAATTATGGCAGATATTACTCATATTCCTAATAGCCTCCTATCTATTCCTTTTGGAACATTTGGTTTACTCTTTCCTATAATCAACTCACTAGCACACATACATATACTATCTGGTGCATCATCATGTTTATTAGGATAATCAAATGAATATGTTGTTAAATTTTTCATAAATCTACCATAGTCACTATTTGGTTTTATTGTTTTTTTATCTCTAAAAACTATTTTAGTAATTACATCATATCTCATATCCTTTATTCTATTTTCTTTTTTTACTGTGCTATATTTAGGAATAATTTCACAGCTATGTCCTTTTACTTTCAATTTATCTTCTAAAACCTTTTTTAAACTTTCATCTGTATTTTCCTCTACTACCAATTTTCTAATGTTATATATTATTATTAACTTAACTACATCATCGTAGAGTTCTCTGACAGCTTTTTTCTTAAATAAACAATTATCTAATATGTATTTATCTTTGCAAGGTCTTAAAATAGGCATAGCAAAGTTATCTTTTCCCCTTCTTGTAGGGTCAATTACTGCCACGCAATATTTTTCTGCATCTTCTGGAATCTGCACTATTGTTTGTAAATTATCCCAAGCAAATTCAAGTCCAGTCGGAGCAATAGGTTCTTGTTGATATACGCAAGACCATAAGAATTCATCAGTTGTATCTCTTAATTTTATTGCTTCCTCTGTTGTCATCACATCTTCACAAGTTGTAATATCTTCATCATCAAGTAAAGGTATTCTTATAAATACTGCACTCCCATCTACAGCTTCCCAGACATACTTGAATTTTTTACTTGGAACTACTTCTACAGTACTTTCTATATCTCCTGAAACTCTATTTAAAATATCTTCTGGAGACCACATTGTTCCTGCAAAAATATATTTAGTACTTCTTCCAGTTCTTCTGTTATACCACTCTGTTTTCCAACTATTGTATATGTTTTGGTGAACTGTTGAATTAGTTGCTTCACTTGCTCCTTTAGTCATATCATCAAATATTATTGCTTTACTTGCTCTAACTCCTGTGACTGAACCTTCTCTTGTTCTAGCAATATGCGAAGGTTGAACATCTGCACCTTTCCCCTTTAAAATCCAATCACTTTCTTTTTCTTTAGCAAATGGTTTATCTCCATATTTTTGAAAATTAGGAAAAACATCTCTATATCTTGGATTTTTTATAGTTCCTTGTACCGCTCTACTAAATCCTAGTACTAATTCCTCTGAATAAGACATTCTTAAAATACTATTAGTTGTACTTAATCCATAAAGCCATGCAGAAAACATATTCAAAGTATAAGATTTTCCGATATGATGGCGGATAAGATGCTACAACATATTCTAACTTTTCATCAAAAGCACTTTTATTCAAATAAAATACAAAAGGCTTAAGTACATCTCTTCTAGTTCCTAAAACCTTTTTAGGCATATCCCATTCTAAATAATCTATAAAATGCTCTAATGACCTTCTCCCTGCAAAAGCATATGAACTCTGAAACAATCTATAATATCTGTTTAGGTATTCTTCTTCACATACATCCATTCTTTTTTCAATTAAAGGAATTAAATCTGTAATAGCATATCTGCATGCATCTAATTGTATGTCTAATGCTTTCTTCTGGTCTTTCTCGCTGTCAAAATAATACAGAAGCAGTTGATACAATTGAGAACATGTTTCATAAATGGAATATTCATCCAAATCTTTCCTTTTTTTTAAAATTAAAATAATTTCTTCTATAGTTTTTTGTATTTCTGTCAAGATTTACCACCTTTTTACAAAAAAATAGAGCAATATAAGATTTTCTCTTAATATTGCTCATTTTTAAGCCTTCATAGACTCCAAATTGTTAATTTTTATAAACATTTTCTAGTAATTCCAATTGTTTACTGGATAAATTTGGTTTTATCATTTTTACCAGTTGTAATTCAGGTAAATTCAAGGCAATTTCTATTTTTCTTGCCTTTATTATTGATATTTTATTATTTTTTATCTCTGAATTTAGATGCATACGATAAATTGTTATAGAACTGCCATGTTGCCTCTCCTGTTTAGTCATCATTCTTGCTAACTCCGCAACTGTAAGTCCTCTTTTTTTTAATATAAGCTTAATATATTCTCCTATTGATAACATTTAATCACCTTTTGGCGTGAGACTGTTGACTTGCACAACATACCTAAAATAGATACGCATTCCTTAGCAGGGAAGCCCCATACTTTATGGGTTAATCTCACATTTTGGTAGCGAGGATAGGAGTTGAACCTATTATCTACTGCTTATGAGACAGTCGAGTCTCCGTTGCTCTACACTCGCTATGTTTAGGTACAGATATAAAACTGTACCTAGCACGAAAGGATAATATTTGAAAAATAAAGAAAGTTTCAATTAGTGCCATATAGACACTATGTAAGACATGGATGCGACCAACTTTTTGAACGGACAGGATTCGGTCACGATGTACCTGAAAGTTTTTGCATGTCCTACATACTATCTACAAATTTCATCCATTATACCTACATCTTTCTTCTCTTTTATCCCATACAGCGCAATTTTCTTTAACACATTTTGCATTTTTCCATATTGTACCTGTTGCAATTGTTTCCACATAATCTTCTTCTTCATGTAAAATATTTTTCTGTTCTGTATAACAGAAGTTTTGTATGTATGGACAAATCATCTTTTCTCTCCTACCTTCTTATAAGGAACACAACCTTTTTCTCGAAGTTCCTTAAAAGATTTTAATGTTAATCTATATTTTTTATTGCCTACACAAAGTAATCTTAATCTTTTATTTTCTGTAATGGCATATTCATCATTAAAAACATCTAATTCTATTTCAGAATATCCTTTTTTTCCTTCAACTATTGATACTTTCATTTAGAACATCCTCCTATTCCAAATACTGAACATATTATCATATACAAAAAACATATTGATATTGATTGTGCAACTGTTAAATGCCAAGGCATATAAAATGCTACAAAAAACAAATTAACTGCTATCCACACAAAAAAGCTATTGTATAAAACACTAAAAATCATTTTCCATAATATTATTCCTATTTTGTTCCAACTGCTTTGATTTTTTTCTTCCATAATTCAACTCCATTATTTGAGCTAAAGAAAAAGAGCTACGCAAAAAAGTCCTTCTAAACTTTTTTAACATAGCTCATTTTTAAGCTCTCTATATCGAAATCGACTTGTCCTTTATATATCACTCTATTTTTTCTTTGTCAATACCCCAAATTTTATTTTTTTACTTTTTCTAATTTTAAATCCCATTCTATGAAATCTGGCACTCCTGTTTCATGAAATGCCCATGTTTCTTCAAGAATTTTACTATATAAATCTAGTATTTCATTATATTTTATTATAACTTCCTCACTATATTTTAATGTAGATTTAGGGCTTTTTTCTCTTCTTTCCATTTTACCAAGGAAAGCATAACAATTATAACATAGCATTGATGCATTAAAAGATGAAAAACCATAATTTCTAACTTTATCCTCTATAACTTGATTTATATCTTTTGCTATTAAATTTAATATGTCAATAGTTTCCTTATCACTAATCTCGCATACATTTGTTATAACCATTTTTTGTATAGAACTTAATTGATTTAATCCAAAACTCTCAGTTTTGTATAAATCAATATAATATTTTTCTCTTTCTATTAATTCATCTTCTTTACAATATTCTAGCACTTTAAATTCTATATTATCTTGAGTTATTGTTGTATCATTTATACATTTTCTTATCTTATGATATAAATATTGTCCTTCTTTTTTTGTCTTTAGATTTTTGTTAAATTGATTTATTGTATATGAAAATATTTCATTTAATTTTTTTAAATGTGATTGCATTCTTGTATATATATTTTTGCTTTGTCCGACATATACTGGCAAAATGCATGGTTCATATTTCATAAGTTTATAATCAAAATTTTTTATGTATATAGCATAAATTCCGCTTTTTTTATCTGTATTCTCTAAATCTTTTTTTAATTCAATTTCTTTTATTACTGTATCTTTAAATTTTTCAAAATCCATATTTGCTCCAATCTACAACTTACTATTTATATATTTTCCAATTCAATCCATTATCTTCACTATAAAAATCATAATATACTTTTTCTTGATACCCATTATTGTTCTCTATTATATAAACTTTAACTTTTAAAATACTATTTTCTAAATATGGTATTCCATCTATAAAAAGATTTTCAGCTACAATAGTATTTGGTTTTATTATATTTGCACTTATAAAATTCTTTCCACCATCTGTTGTGACAAGTAATTTTCTATTTTCTCCAAAAGTTCCTGCAAGACCTTGGTCATTTATGAATCCTATATTTTCATCTAAGAATAAAAATTCTGCTCCATTATGAATAGTTAAATATCCATCGCTCATTTGTAATTGATTTTCCCAAGTAATTCCTCCATCTACAGTTTTTTGTATAGTTATAATCATTCTTTGAGCAAGAATTGAATCTAAATAAACAGCTCTTATATAAGTCAATTCATTAATTTTCTTTTCGTATAAAATATCTTCTTTTTTTACTTCTACTTTTACCTCATCATTATTTTCTTTATTCTCTGTATTACTTATATTTTCTTCGCCCTCTTCAGAAATGTGAGTGTTATTCTCATTTTGAATTTTTTTTGCATCTTCATCATAATAAATAACATTTGTTGGTGTCCACTCTTTTGTTTTATCAGCAAGTACATCCTTACCAACATTGTTATAAAATTCTATTAATCGTATCTCTTTTCCCATTACCAAAAAATTTATATAATCATAATACTCTACATCCGTATCTAGCCAAGAAGAAACATGTGCTACATACTTTTTATCTCCCTTTTGAACAACATGTTCTGGAGTATATAAAAGGGCAAGTATTAATAAGATTATTTTCCAAAACAGTAAAACAAATATTAATATACATATAGATATTGCAATAATCATCCTTTTAACTATTTTATCTTTTTTTCTATATAGTTGAATCGTTCCAACTATTAATACAATTACTGTAATTATAGATAAACCATATACCGCCGAAAGTCTAAATCTCATATTGAAAATTCCTAATACAAAATGACATACTAATAATGTTGGAATAACTAAGATAGTAAATAATAATATATTATTACTTATCCACTTTAAAATTTTTTTCATAACAGTTTCACTTTCCTTTCAATATTACTACTACTTTATATGTCAAGAAATTTCAATTTATAAACAAATACTATCATAAAAGCGGATAAGTATCAATACTTATCCGCCATATCTCATTTCCTTTAAGAATCTCTAGAAACATATTCTATTTTATATCCTGTTAAATCTGGTACAGCAACATCTTCATCTGTGACAATACCAAATTCATGTTTATATTCAGATTTCATTTCTATATCTTCTTTAACAATATTTGTTCCTTCAAAATATTTTTTTA